TAGATAGGAGAATGCCTTGCTCCTCTTCTGACGCGTCGTCTGGCAGCTCGCAGTAGGGTTGAATACGACAGAGCAACTCGAACAAGTCGAATAACGCCATCTTCATTTCCCGGTCATACAACCACCGAGCCCCAGCGATTCCCTGGACATATTCAGCAAGCATATCTTCTGAGAAATGCTTTTGGACAACCGCTCGCCTAACAGCGGTCTGAACCACCTCATAGACAGCCAATCGCTTATCGAACAAATCGAGCTTCAGCTTCATTCGAGCAGTTTTCCACTGATTGAACGCAATCCAAATACCCAAAGCAGCGACTAATGGGGTCAACAGTGCGGTTAGGTATTGCAGCCAGGTTGCTTGGGCATTTCCGGCTTCAGCTCCAACTGTGACGATTTGCAACGAGTACAGATCCATGCATGCTCATCCGAGGCAGTGGCTTACAAATAAACTTGAAGCGAATCTAACGCATCTCTAACGCATGCTGCGAATACTAGTCGCCCCGGTTGTGCCGCCAAGCCCCTAAAACGCCGCCAGCGAGCTTTCCTTAGAAACGCTTACAAAGGTTCGGAAAGGTAATCAGCGACGATAGCGAGGATCTCAGTGTCATCCTCGGACGACAGGCCAAGATATGGACGCGCTGGCATTTCAGCGGTGCGAGCCCCATGCGTTACCCATTGTGAAAAGTTGGACTTGCTGCGCTTCACGAAGCGATTGCCGACCACGCCGTTTTTATGGCTGAAGTAAACCTGCTGTGACCTGGCCGCGTGTTCGATCTTTCCGCCGAACTGGTGGATAGCCCCATAAACTCGGTCAGTACCAAAGGCAAGTTCATTGCCGCTGACGCTGTGCCGGATGGTGTCCTGCAGGTGACCGTCTTGGCGAAGGATCTTATTGCTCTTCTTTCTGGCCAGTGTCGACGGTGCCAGCGGCGCCCAGGGCGAGCCGTCCGGAGCAACCTGACGGCTGAACCTATCGTCGGTTGACTGGTGTAGGTATTCGGCAATGTCCAGGAGCGGGGTAGTCAGATCCCCGAGACGATCCATCAACTCGGCAAGCGCGGCCCCCGCCCGGCTGTCGTCCATCTCCACATTTAGCATTGCACCCGCCACACACACCTCCTACTATCTGATTTGCCCATTGAGTGAGCAGTCTCCGCCAAGACCTCCAGGCCTACACTCAGGGTTCAATCGCGTGTGGCGGCGCGCGGTTTTACTTCTTCTGGATCTCCGGACGGCGATACAAGCGAACTCCGAGCCTGAGTTGCTCAAGATAGTCCGGGTCATTCGAATCTGGCGAAAACGTCGTCACACCGTCCCATCCGTCTTCCCCCACCTCAAACACCGACAGCGCCGGTACAGCCTCGCCATCCACTTGATAGCGCGATATGTAACGCCGACGCACGACCGCTTTGTTCCTGGAATAGAGCCACTCCAGCCGCACCCACACTTCGTCAGGGTCTTTGATTGCGTCTGCCAGGAGCAGCAGCTCGCGGGCGTGGCCTCGCTTGCGGATCTTCAGAGCGCCGGTTTTGGCATTGGTGAACAACTCGCGACCAACCACCACGGCATCCCCGGTTACATCCCGGAATACCACTGGTTTGGCATCGGTAGCGCCGAACTCGCCGAGGAATCTTTCCACGTACTCAGCATCACTCAGGCCTGAGGGCAGTAGCCGATCCGGTGCCATTTCTCGCGCTGCCGGCAATGCGCTTGGCGGGCGACGGTTCGGCAACCCCGCGCCCTGGACGCTACTCGCGCGTGCACCAGGATCTGGCAACGGGTCATAGGCCCGAAGGGGTGGAACGGCAGCATTCAGACGAGATTGACCAGGGGCATAGTCAAAGCCCGGATCGATACCTTTCGGCACCTGGACGACTCGCGGGCCGTTGGGGCTGTTCACGCCAATCGTTTTGCTTTCGTATTCGATGACCGGAGCGGGCCCCACTGATAACCCCAAACGATCAACGTCGCGCTGGCTCAGCATGAATTTTTTGCATTTGCAGCCCCACCCATTTTGCGGGCTGTGACTCGACCACCACGGATCATCCAGCGGCAACACGGTTCCATCCCACGCGAGATGCTGCGGCCGCGGATTCGCACTGTCGCCATGGCGATAGACCCCAAACGGCCGACGTTTGCGCAGCTCAGGGTCGGCCATCTGGGTGTCACGGCCCGCGTTGTATGACTGGCGCAGGTTCGTTTCGTAGATCACGCGTGAACGCCAACCACGGCTGCCGTTGTATTGCCAGCCATGCTTCCCGACGACCTGGTCAAAGTCTTTTCTGAACTGCTCCAGAGTCAGGCCCTGGCTGATCGCCTTTTCAACTGCGCCGCGCATATCGCTTAGTAGATCGCGCTTCATGGTTCCGGCGACTATAAAAGCCCAGTCATGTTCGACGTTATAGATGTCCGTCCAGGCGCGGGTTGGGATATCCGTTTTACCCCTGAAATAGTCACTTTGCTCTTTGAACGGAAGCGCTCCGTGAGAAACAGCCATTTTTTTCCTTGCTTTAAAAGCTAGTTCTTGAATGAATTGGAAAGCCAAAATGCTCATCAAAAGGAATAGTTATGTCTCAGGATCAACTCACCCCAAACGAACTAGGCAAGGCAGTCGGCGAAATATTGCGTGAAGTCACGCTCGGGATTGGTTCAATTGTTGAAATACTCAAACAACAACCGGGTTTCGATGTAGCGGCTTACGACAACGCGGTCAGGCACCTACTTACAATGCCCGACCTACCATTTGCCACGTCGGAAGTATTGAAATCCACCATTCCTGACTAATAGAGTCACAGCCCACGCATCACGTCATACCTACCAGCCATGCTCGCAGCCGCCATACCATCGGCCATGGCATCAGCGAGCTGGCTGGCATTCATTTCCGGATAGGTTTCGATCAACCGATCGCGGAATTCCGTCAGTGAGCCAACCGAATCCAACAGCGAACGAATGGACTCCACCATGTCATCCATGGCTGCCGACATTGCGTTTTCCAGCGTATCGACCTGGTTATCTACGACATCCCTTTGAACAGTCGCTCTGCGCACCTGCTCACTGTTCAAAGCGGTAGCCGTAGATGCTGGAGTTGCGACGCCCAATAGCTTTGCGCCTTTGGCTGGCTCCGGAATATTCAGCTTGTCGCGAATCACTGACTGCTCGACCTCAAGCCCCAGCGGGACAAGCTTTTCCAGCGCCGTGACCAGGAGCTGCGTGTTCTCCGGCTGCGGCACGTCAAGAATCAAGCGAGGGTATTTTCGACCAGGTGCAAAATTCAGATCGCACCAGGGCCGCACAAAGTACCGATTGAGCGTGTTGGATTCAGCCTTCGCATCCGCTTGTAGCAGATCAAGACGAACCTCGTTATGGATGTTCGCCTGTGCCTGGCTTGAGCCGTCGTCGGTGGACATGGTCTGACCGACCACCGCCTTACTGACCTGTTTATCCCACCATTCGGCCAAGCCTTTGAAGAAGTCGCCCGCACCAGTAACGCTGGTAGCCTGCGGAAAATCGATCTTCATGCTGTCTGGAATCACAGCGGCGGCATCACTGCCGAGGTTTGCAACGGCCGACATCAGGGTTGCAATATCGTCCTTGCTCGCCCCTGGGCCATATCGACCGACACGCATTGGCATGCCGAAAATGTCGGCGAATCCCATCCAGTCTTTCCATGTCCACGCTTTGCACATGTACCCCACGGCAGCGAGCCGAGCCAAGCCGCCCCGAATCGGTAAGCCTGACCGGATGCGCGGAAGGTGAACGATGAACTTGTACGGTGCCAGGGCAACGCCGTTAACCGGATCAGCCTCATCGAGCAGACGTAGTTCCCGACCGGTTTCTCGGTCGTATTGGAAGAATCGCTGGTCACGCGGCTCAAAGCGCGAAGGATTCCAGGTCCTCCCGCTCCGATCCCACATGATTTCCGAAACGGCGTACCCCTTGCCCATTGCGTCGGTGAGGTCGGCCTGTAGCTCTCCAAACTCTGGCGAGTCGACAATCTCCTTGAGCGCATCCGCTCGGCGAATGTCTTCGGCGTCGTCGCTTGCAGCCTCAACGCGGATCGACAGACCGGACACCGCAAGTTTGCGTGTGCCGAGTACCGATGCGTAATGAAGATCGCGCTCTTCCATTTCCTCCGCGAGGGTCAGATAGTCGTGCGCCGAGCCTTCAGCAGCCGCTTGCAGAATGCTGGCCAGACGGCCAGGTGTGAGACCACTGGCCACGGACTGGTGCCAAATCTGGCGAATGCCAGTGGTGCGGGCAGCCGCCAGCTCTTCGGTGAGCTTATCGTACTGGATCGGGCGACCGTACTGGTCAACGATGCGTGAATCAGCCATTACCAAATGCCTTTCTGGGAGCGCCACCCGGCGCCGAGCTGAATCTCGCGATCAGCCTGGGCAGTCGGTTGGACTCGGTGATATTCGAATATTTCAACGTCTTGGCGAGACGCGTAGTCGGCCAAAGCGGCGGCGATACCGGCGTCTCCGTGACGCTTGTCTCCGCCTTTTGAGCCATCGCCTTTTTCGGTAGTGCGCTTTTCCGGAATGCGTGCAACGCCTTTCACCATCCGGAAAGCTCGGATGTCGCCGGTCACGTCGCGGTCGGCCGGGATTTCGTCAAAGGTGCCGTCCTCCAAGGCAGCCTTAAACAGCGGCATGTTGTCGCGATACCACCCCTCGGTCAGCATGACGCGCTCAATCCGATTGAAGCCGTATCGCACCGCCGCGCTTTCAGCGAGTTGCGAGCCGTTGCCCCGTGCGTCGGGCGCGCCTTTCTGGAAGTTCGGCAACCGATCCACGATGTAGAAGAGGATCTGTTCTTGCTGCTTGAATGGGACATTACGCAGTTCGACCAAAAAGGGCGTGCGCTTGCGCATATTCTGATCTTTGACCAGCGGCCAGATAACCGACAAGTCTCCGCTCCTGGCGAAGTCATGACCGTAATAGCTGTGTACGTCAGGCGGCAGTTTCTGGAGCAGCGGCAGCAATTCGGACTCGCACCATTCCAGGGTTTCCGCCAATCGCATGTGCTCCGCGATGGTCTCGTAACCTTGGGGGAATTTGAGCCGCAAGACAGGAACGTCTTTGTGGGTGCGCTGCTCGATCAATGCCAGGCTCAAGAATGCGCCGCCACCTTGAGACGGCACACAATCCAATTCTTCTTCAGCCGCGTCCCCATAGAAACCGTAAACGCCCTGTACCCATGCAGCCTCTTCTTCCGGTGTATACGGGATGCCTTTGCGTAGGCAAACACGTTTGTACAAGCCATCTGCAACCGCTTCACCGAATGTGCAGCGGAACAGTTCGCCCTTGCGCTTGCCTGCACGAATATCGTTTATCAGTTCGTTGAACGCGTTTTCAGTGCCGTCATGGGTACTGATGACGTGCACTTCACCGCCCCAGATCAATAGCGCCAGCGCCGCTTTCAAAAGCTCGGCCAGATCCTGATGGAACGCCGCCTCATCAATGACGACGACACCCTGGCGTCCCCGAAGGTTGGACGGTCGGCTGGTCAGAGCTACGATCCGATGCCCACTCGGGAAAGTGATGGTGTAGGTCTTGATGTGTTTGTCCGGATCACTCTCCGGCCAGATACCTTCCTCAATTTCACCGGCCGCGTAGTTGAAGGCCCGCGCCCACATGGCGCAAGCCTGGATGTACTCGACCGTCATATCCTGGTTATATCCCAGGTAATACACAGTCTGTCCTCCGGCTTGTTTCTCAGCGGCAGCGACCAGCACGTTGTCAGCAGCTTCCGCCCATGTCAGACCGATCCGCCGGGACTTCTCGCCGACTTTGAGAGGTGCGCGGATTCCAATCCATTCCTTTTGATAGTCAAGGAGAGCGCTGGGAGCAGATGTCTGCCCACTTTTTACAGGCGTCATCATAGCCAGCACCTAGACTTCACATTAATCTGCTGAATTGGATTTTCTTTAGAAGGACTTGCACCATGATGGACTGGGTAATGGGCGCCTACAGTGGTATCAAAGCGGCCACTGATATCACGCAAAGTATGCTCACGCTGAAGACTGACGCAGCAGTCACTTCGAAGGTGATCGAACTGAATGGTGTGCTGTTGAGCTTGCAAGGTCAGTTGAATGCGGCGCAAATGGAGCAGTCTGGTTTGGCTGAGCGCATACGGACCCTTGAGGCAGACATCTCGAAATTTCAGCGGTGGGAGGAAGAAAAAGCACGATACAAGCTGCATCAGTTTCCTTCCGGCGCGTTCGCGTATGTGATCAAACCTGAATCGAAGGGGGATGAGCCAAGCCACTACTTGTGCGCGCTCTGCATTGAAAAAGGCATGAAGATCATGATGCAGCCGTGGGGTGTTAACTTGAAATGCAACTCCTGCACAACGGTCATCCCTACTAAAGCTCCGGCACCACTTCCGAATCCTCGGCGCGTTACCCGCTAAAGCTTTCATGCGGCCATACCCAGAATTTCGCGACGGATTTCATCCACCGTCGCTTGATTCAAACCGCCTTTTTTGGCGATTTTCTCAACACGGGAAGCTGCCGCTTCGACCTTCTCCCGATACTCAGCCTGCCATTTCTTCTGCACGACAGACGCTTTCCCCAGTTCAGCGACAGCCTTCGCCACCTTGGGCAAATCCATTTTGTTGTCGTCCGCCATCAATAGCTTGAACAGGTGCTCTTGCACCAGGCGCATTAACGCCTCGTTGACGGCACCTTCCTCATCAGGCGCAGCAGCTACGACCGCCCGCGCTTGTTCGCTCGCAACCTTGAGCGCCGACAGCTTGGATTCAAAGTCCTGGCCGTAGCGGTGCAATGCTGACTTGCTGATGGAGAACCCCTTAGCCGATAGCTCGGCCGCGAGGCTTTCGTACTCGCCGAAGCCATTCTCAGCGAGGGCTTTGTCGAGCCAGGCTTTTACGGCCGTTGGCAGGCTTGCGACTTTGCTTCGCGGGGGCATGGGGTTAACTCCAGTATTTTTCGGGACGGGCAATACCGGGATTGCAGGCAATGGTGTATTCGGCGACGTCTACGCCGTAGTGAGTCAGGCCACAGATCCAAACGCCGTTTGGCTGTTTGTCCAGGGTGACCAGGCTACGGTCGGCGAGGTAATCCAGTTCGCGACGCAGTTCCAAAGTGGTGGAGTCCGGATAGATGCCCTGAATGGTGGCAAGCACGACGGCTTCGTGCGGATCTACCGGGCGCGACGTGTCCAGGGTTTTGATGATGTACCAGCGCAGGGACTCCCGGCGCGTTTTGGCGGGGTCGATCATTTAGCGGTTCCTTTCAGTTGAACGTTTTCGAGTTTCATTGCCAGCGCATCGAGCTTTGCCTCGATGACGGTCTGGTTGCGTACGTAGTCCTCCCGCCGCACGTAATGCAGTGGCATGTCACCTCGCAGACGTTCAAAACTCAGCTCAAGCTGGCGCAGACGTTCACCGTCTTTTGCGATGGCGTTAAACCGGTCATCCATGACTGCGTTGCGTTGATCGAGGCGGCGCTCCATTTGCAGCAGCAGGAGTTTTACCAATCCGGCAAAGCCGCCCAGGACGGTCACCCCGGCGCCGATTAACTGCCAAGCGGGCATTTCGATCATCATCATTTACGCCCCCTTGCACGGTCGCGGCGGGTTTGGCACTCAGTGCAGTACTGCACCCCCACACGCGCCAGGCGGCGACCTTCGGGGATTGGCATTCCACAATCATCCATCTGGCAGAAATCGGCAGAAGGGCCAGTCAAGGTTTCCTGTCGTGCCAAATGAGCCGCTAAAGCGGATTCGTTGTGGATGGCCTCCAGCTTGCTGGCCTCATCAGTTACTTCCATTGTTCGTCCAATCAATCAGGTTATTGAGCTGGGCTCGACAGGTGCTGTGCAGCTCGGCATTGCGCACCTGGTTCGTCAGGACTTGAGCCTGGCCAACACCGGAGTCGAGGTCGTCAGCGGTTCTGGAGCCACCGGCCGACGTAGCAATTCCGCTGGAGCTGTTCGGGGTTGGCATTGCGGTACTGATGCCGTTGGCGGTGTTCCACACGCGGACAAAGCCAGCAGTGAACACAGCAGCAGGCAGCGTTTCAGGCTGCGCATCGAGGGCGCGCCGATAGAGAGTGGTGACACGGGCAATCTCCCCAGTGAGTTTTTCTGTTTTCTTGCGCAGGTTGTCTTTGGTGTCCGCTAACTGGCTGGCTAACTGGTTACCCTTAGCCTGTTCGGCGCGCAGGGCTTCGAGACCTCGTTGCGCTGCGGCAGCGGCTGCATCGGCTAGCGCCCGTCGTTCCTGGGCGAAACCATCACGGATTTCTGCGGCTTGCTTTTCGCCCTTCGCGGCCGCCAGCGCGTAGCCTTCGTCGTAACCTTCCTGGCGCGTCACATGCAGACCGAGCACCGCTGCGGCAATCAGCGCGACACACCATGTGGCAGGGCTGAGCAGATCAAGCAGGCGTTTCATTGGCACACTCCCTGGCCCCAGCCTTCTGCGACGTACAGGGCCTCCCATCGCAAGAGAATCAGGCGGGGGTATTGGCGGTTTTCCTTGAATGCAGCGGCGGAGCGCCCTGCGTTATGCCGCTCCACCGAATCGAACCAGGTCAGCGGATCGGCGCCCTTTGCCGATGCCAACTTGCGATCTCGGATGACCCATCCGAGCCCGCCGTTGTAAGCCGATAGCATCAAGGCGCCTTGCTCACAGTCGTTTCGAGCCGTGACGCGGTCTGCCAGCCAACGGTCGTAGCTGACCAACGCCTGCATCGACCAGGTCGGATTAAACGGCTCGACTTTGCCCAGGGCCTTGGGGAATACCTGGGCAAGCCAGGTGGCGGTCGAGGGCATCACCTGGCCCAAGCCTTGCGCACCGACTGGCGATTTGGCGTCGAACCTCCAGCGGCTTTCCTGATGGATCTGCGCGGCAAACGTCGCCACCGGAGCATCCAAACCCCATTCTGCTTGGGCTATGCGCGTCAGGTCGCGTCGATAGCGTTCGGCCTGGCTGGGGATCTCCGCAAATGCGTTTGATGTATGAGCGAAGCCAACCAACAGGCCAACACAAGCAGCACCCATGTATAGAAGGACTTTGCGCATAGTCAGAGCCCCAGCGTCAGGCCGAGGATGCAGGCCAGTACCACCAGTGCGCGGCGAATCCCGGCCATGGCTCGTTCCATGCGTGGCACTTGGTTCGGACGGGCATAGGGAAACAATGCTCGGTCGATCCAGTAACCGAGTACGCCGCCCAAAGTGACCAGGCCAGCTTTGTACAAAACGATTGGTAATTTGTTTGGCGCGATGATGGCCAGGCACAACAGCAATGCGAGGGTGATTAGCGTCCAGTCAGTCATGCGTGGCGCACGGCGGCGCCGATGGATATCAACCATCAACGAACTTCCTTTATCGGATTAAGTGCAGCGCGGATATCCGCAAGTGAGCGCGCAGCAATTACGGGATTGCCCCGTACTGGCTCTGCTGCCGCGTAGTTACCAAGTCTCAGAGATGTATCAAGTCGTTGTGGGCGCAGTTTTTCTTTCTGCCGAACATGTTCGGCAACTCTGCGCTCATGACTCGCAACGATCAGTTCGACAGTGGCGCGCCATTCCGGAGGGCATTTGTCCATCAACGCCCGAACGTCGTCCGCGAAAGGCGCGTCGATTACGAGTTGAGCGTATTGCCTGGATGAACGGGGCGCAGTGGCCATATGCAAACCTGCCGGAGTAGATGTCCGGACTAGATTCGCTTGGCAGGGAGTGCAGCGGTGTTTCTTACACGCGCAAGAAAAAGCCCCGACTTAGCGGGGCTTCCTATTAAAGTTTCCTGAGAGACTTCATCAATTCTATTTCAGAGTCTGGCGTGCCTTCTTTCCGCAGCTCGGCTTCCCACTCGGATTCAGAAAGAGTCTCAGAGTTGTTCGAAGGCGTCGCTATTTGCGCGGCACAATCCGAGCTGTCTCTTTCCCAATTCGCTCGGACTCGATCCAATTCACTTTGCGTGAATTTTCCGGTATAGCAACCGCCGCTGAAGTACAGAACATCAGTCAGTAGAAGCCGGCAGCCTGGAAAGCATGAAGCAGATGCTTTGTCCTGGGAGTGCAATTGTTCATTTGCGGATCGTTGGATCTGCGCGAGCGCGGATGTGTCACGTGTCAAGCAAGCATCAAGGTTTTTTGACCACAGTTGCTGCGCCGTCGCTTGGTTTGCCTTGGCGTGACTCAGGTCAGCTTCAAGAGTGGTGCTGGGTGTCGGCGCCGCGAAAGCCACTGACGTACACAAGGCCGAAGCCGCAAACACCACTCTCAAAGCGATCATCATTAATGGACAGTCCTGTCACCAAAGCCGAATAGGTCGGGCCCATTGCGTCGGTGCAATGCCCTTTGGCGGGCGATGATGTCATAAATGGTCGGTGATGCAAGTTTGTACTTTCTCACCAGCTCTGTCGGTTGGATGTTTGAATCACGCCAGTCACGAAAAATTGCAGCGTCGCGCATAGCCTTCTTCAGCGAATCCCCCCGAGGCAGATAGACCACTGCGCCGCCCATCGTGTCGCAGATCGCGAAGACAACCGCCCTGGCTATTTCGGCTACAGCTTCTGGCCTGTCCTGCAATTTTCCCTTTAGTTCGGCCTCTGCGATTTCGACCATTTCCTTGATCGTGCCTTCCCAGCGGTGCATGACCGCCGGATCTTCCATATGTGCCAGCACTTTGTTTGGATCTAGCCTGTCGCTGTCATCCGGAAACAATTGATCCTGACTCATTGTGGCGCCCCTCTTCGTTTGGCGTCATACGTCAGCGCCGAAACGAGACTCCCCAACTGCTTGCAGTCCAGCCACTCCACACGCTCAACCTTGAACATTCGTTTCGCCATT